TAATGCCACAAAAAGGTCGTTATTAGGCTTCAGGAGCTTCCTAAACTCCTTCTTAAGCGTGAGTATAGGAAAGGAACCAGGACGTGTTGTGAGACGCCCTGTGACCGTACCAAAGAGGTTATAATCAATATACTTAAAGTTCTTGGCTAGCTCTTGAGCTTTGTTGCGATCCAGGCTAGACAGCATCAAATGGCGACAAGCTGTGGTATTGAGATTCAGCTTGTTGTAGCGTATCTTATATAGCAATTTTTCAACATCACACAAATGCTGGTAATGTGGCGGCTTGGGCATTGTTTCAAAAACGTATTCTGTGATGCGGTTTTTAACTTCACAGAAACGCTTTAAAAAGTCGTGAGGAACCAAATCAAAAATACAATGATCATTTAAGTTGACTTTCGCAATCTTAAATGTTTTAATATAGGCTCTGAGTTTCTTTTCGGTAATCGCCAACTCTTCTTCATAATCCGCTGGACAAACATCTTTAAGACTGTTACCTAAAGCATATATCCACCCATACTCCACATCCTCATCTTTGAGGGAGCCACTATAGCGCCAGGTTTTCGTAAGGGCAGCGGGGAAATTCTCAAAATATAATTTGCCCTCCGTATATATTCCTATACACGCGGACTTATCGTCAATAGCTTGAAAAAACATCGCCCCCTCTTTAAATTATCTCGGCGTCTTCGAATTGTTCCATTCTAATAATGTCGAACCTCTTCTTAATATAACTCAGGGAGCCGTTATAGTCAAATGTTTTATTTAAAATTCTTTCAAAAACATTTAAAGCTTTCAATATCCCTGACTTTAACATGATTTCTATGCAGTCGTCCACAATCATAAATTTTTGATCATCGGAAAATGGAGATTCCTCTTCCATGAATCTAATTTGAAAATACATTTTCATAAAATCGGATTCTGTATATTGTTTAGATAAAGATTCCATTGTGTACGAAGCGGGGATTATTTTTTTGGAGATCGTGGAACCCTCACAGTCTTGTAGTTCTAAAAAACTTTTTAACTTGACGTTATTATAAAGAAAAAGCAATTGTAGTTTAAAGTTTTCATAATATTTCACATAGGCATTTCTATAAGAGAAGTGAATAATCTCCGTTGTTGAATTCAAACCATAATTTTTAGCATAATCAAACATTGCTGATCGATATGGGACAGAACCGATATCTGCCACTATTCTCCACGGCACTGTCTTATCTACCATAAACCCATAGGAGGCACAAGTTTGTAAATAAAAATCCCAATTTAAACTATTGACAAATTGGTTGATTTTTTCCTCATCATTTGCAGCATCTAGGTCGGCTATCTCGATTGCTAAACCAGAACATGTCATGGGGCAGCTTTTACCTTTAATAAACCCAGGCTTTGTAAACGCATTTCTATATGCTGTTCCCTGTAAAATGTTCATTAACTCTTTTATGAATTCATCAAAATTCTTAACTTTAATGCGTTGATTTTTAAAGATCGTCTTTAGGGATCTGAGGTATGTACTTTTATGATTGCCATACAAGACATTATGATCTTCATAAGCTTTATAAACCTTTAAATTGGTCAAAAACCGATCATTTGTATCAATTTTCCTTAATTCGGCACACTTTTCAAATTGGCGGGCCATTTGCTCAAACGCATCTACAACAAAGCTTAAAGCAGAAAGCGCTTTTTTTGGATCGGCGGTTCTTTTAAATGTTTTTGTACCTATAAAAGCGGGAGCTAAGACCATTGGGACATAGAAACGATTAACTCTCCCATATAAAAACTTTTCACCAAAGTTAAAATCCACCAAATTAGAGTAAGTGTCACTTGTCGCGTCGATCTTGTATATTGTTCGTTTTTCAAAAAGATCTCGGGCGCCTTCTTGGTTGCTTTTGGCGTATAAAATTGACATTAGGTTGCTCCCGCTGTTGCTGGCGCTGCCGTAATATCGCACTTACCTTTCTTTATGGGGTCTGATGGTTTCTCTACATCTCCAGCAGGTTGCTGCTCAAATTCCTGATCTTTCGCATGAACCCATACTGCCGTAAGGGTGGATTCCGCCACTCCTGGGGCAAATCTATGTTCTGATTTCGATATCATATGATACCCGCCAACACCCAATGACGTTAAATCAATCTCGCTGCTGGGAGAGAAACTATTGGGTTCAACATAAATATAACAACCCGGCATTGCTTTAACGTTGGCGTAAGTTTTTATTGAAACATTGTATTGTTCACGTAATTGTTGCAACCCATCATATCCTTCTTGTTCAAAACGAACCATTTTCAGCGAAGGCGCTGATTGACGTTGAAAGTTGATTGTTTTTACAATGCCTTTATCTTGTCCTATTCCATAATGAAAAACGCCGCGGGCTTCGTCGGTGACGCGGTTGCCCCCTTGCTGTTCTTTAGGTTGGACTCGGCCAGCATAGAATATTAAATAGTGTACTTCTCTTTCTTGACCATCTGCAGGGCGACCGCCTGGAGTTTCTGGGTCTCCCGATACGTTTAAAATTGATTTTTGTTCGACTTGGTGTTGATCTATATCATAGCGAAAAGTCTGGGCCGACTGTGTTTGGATTTTTTTACTAAGTTCATCGACATCTTTCAAGGGTTTATAGGCAGTAACTGCGGCTTGAAATAATCGAGTGGATTGTCTTAATTGTCCGCCAAAACAAACATCAGAGTTCAATGTATCGTTAATAAATTCCATTAAAAATTGATTTAAAAAACTTGCCAAACTAAAAACATTATCATTTTCTTGTTCAATTTTCTTAGCCATCCATTCGCGAAAATACTTTGTAGAGATGGGCAAATCTCCGATTGTTATTGATTTACTCTCGCTCGGTTTTTTAGGATTGACGATTTCTATAGGCCCAAATACCACTCTCAATTTCTTATATTGAGCGCGCTTTCTTTTTAAGTCAACCAATTGGTTATCTTTTAAAGCTTTCCAATTGTCATCGTCTACGGACTCTGGTTTATCTGCTGATTGTATTGTTTGTTCCTTTACAGAAAAGGCGTTCTCAATTTCTTTCATTATAAGATCTACAAGATCGCTCACATAAAAGAAAGTAATAGGATAAGTGCCATTTGGGCCGATGGCCATATATTTTGATTCTATTTCTGCCATTGTTTAATGTGTCCTATTTTCCACGGCCGAGACGCTTTCGTGTGGCGGCGTCTCGTAAAGCGCGTTGAGATCGGCGCCAATCTTCTACGGAAGTTTCTACCTTCTCTGCTGCCGCAGTACGTTCGGGAGTGCCGAGTTCCGTCTTCTTTAATGCGGCGCCGGCGGTTTTCGCTTCCGCGGTGCGCGCGGTGTACTGGGCCTTGGCTTCGGCGAGGTTGCGCGGTGGTGCATCATCAACTATCTCACTCGCCATATCCGCGGTTGTTGCTGTTTGAATCTGAGCACTATATTCATAGTTATAGTAGGGACCCAAATCATTAAAAACCGCAATGTCGTCATAATTAAGAGGCGCGACGTAGATGATTTCTTCTTTAATTGCTTTGGTCTCTAAATCACTGTAAAGTCTTTTTTTATCTTGCGTAATTTCTTCGGTAGCATTTTCTTTTAGGGCTGCATTAGACTCTTTGTTGCAAAACCTATTGAACGCGGTTGCTTCAAGATTTCTTCGAGTTATATTCTGTACCGACTTCTCTTCGGTAAAGATATTAAAACTACCTTCATCAAACACATCTTCTACATAAGCCAAATACTCTAATGTAAATGTTACGCGGCCGAGATCATCGAAATCAAATGCATGAACTATAGGAGACAATTGAAGAGTTATGTAAGAATCATATATCGCATCTCTCAACTCTGTAGATATTATTCCATTTGCCTGTGGGCGCGCCCAACCAACCACAGCTTTCAAACGAAAGTTTAATCGAGCCATATTGTTAAAAACCGCTTCACTTTTTATATTTAATTTATCTTTAAATTCGGCTGTGGGGGTGTTGCTTGTTTTCAAAGCTAGATCAATGTATTTATACGTTTCAGGGGTGCCGTTAATCGTAACGGTGCGGTCTCTCAATAATTCACTAAAATCATTAGCCATAATTACAAGCTTGGCTTTTATAGACTTTTTAAGAGCAAAAAAGTCTTGTCCCTCATAAGAAAAGTTAAACTCTTTTATACCCACGCCGTGACCTCTAGTATTTTTATTCTTCATAAAATCTTCCAGGTCACTGCCGCCGGCGGTGGTCGGCTTCCCGTCTTTGTCGAACCCAACCGTTTGGGAGATTGCGCTACTACCGGGGGACTCTGAGGTGGTATAATGAGAATCAAATTTTATTTCGTGTTCGATTTCGTTTCCATTTTGATCTTGTAAGATTTTATACAACCTAATCATTGGTTGTAGAGAAGATATTTCAGCCACACTCATATTAAAGAATGCCTTATAGTTGGCATTCTGGGTTAATTTGTTCATAAAATTATAAGGAGAACCTGTCACCAACAGCGAAGCATTGTTTGTTCCATCAGTATCGGGCATTGTTTTTCCAAATCCCATATCATTTGATTCTTTCCAATTCACAAACTCAAATATATTAGCCATTAAAAAGCATTGTTCTGAAAAATTCACAATAGTGACGGCCGCCAGAGAAGCTTCAAGTTTTGCCCTTAATTCGGTAACAACCTCGCGCTTCTTGTTGCGAGCTGCCTGGAATGCGGTGCGCCGTTTGCTGATCAACAAGTCGGCTTCCTCTTCGGTGGCTCCCAGGGTAAGCCGGTGGAAGGCGTTCCCTTTTTCGCCGGTGGCGACATCACGAACGGCGACGGCCGTCTGCATTTCGCCGGCTGCTGCTTCATACGCTTCTTTCGCCTCGATGAACGCAGGATCACTCTGTACTATAGCTGTCATCATGTTCTCTTGACTTTTCTCAATAAGTGCATCACTTAACTCCTTTCCGGTTAAGTCACTGTACTCTGTAGAATTGGGATCTCCGATAGGATCTTTTAAGGCTTCTTTTCCCTGATCGGAAGCAAAAAAATCATCAAAACTATCCCACTGACTAACCGCTTCTGGGTTTGCGTCTTTGATGGCACCATAGCTAGCTTCCATAGCCTCTCTGTAGTCTTCTTTTCTTCCCACTTTCTATACTCCTAAAACACTCAGGATATTTTCAATATTGAGGGGGATTCTGATTACATCGCCTGTGTTGAGATGTGCCTCTGTGGGTGTTGCATTATACCACGCAATAACCCACCAAAAACGCTCATCGCCATAATATTGATGCGCGAGCTTATAAAAACGATCCCCATATTTCCAGATATGCTTTGTTTTTCTTAAGGATGCTCGTTGAGCAACTGTGGGATTGTTTAATACAGGTGTGGCGTATTGTTCTATTCTTTTTACATCTCGCGATTTTATAAGAGACCTGTAATATTCGCTATCGTTTATAAGTTTTCTTGTGTTGTTATATCTCGTTGGCATAATTTATTATTCTCCCACAAATCAAATCCGTTCGCGGGTTATAGATATCCCCGTTGGGTGTGCGCCAGCTTCGGCTAATGAATCGTCGGCCCTACCGCCGAGGGTGGCCGCTTCGTCCGCTTTGCTTTCTGCTTCGCAGGCGGTGTTGTCAGTATCTCCTGTGTTGCTATCAGTTTCGGCTTCGATTGAGTTTCCTGCGGAATCCTTCCCTTCGTTGCCATTGCATCCTGCTGCGTCAGTTTCTTCTGTGACAACTTCATCAAACAACTGAACACCATAAGGAAACAAGCGATTTTCGTCTAAACTACCAAAATCACCTGACTCATCCCACCCAACAGGGTGTTCGTGAATAACAGTAAAACTAACAGCTACATCCAATAATTTAGGGAGCACAGTATTTTGGGTCTTTTCAATCACTCCATCATCAGCTTCTATATTATGATTTACGCTCAAATTAGTAATTACACCAAGAATACCATTAGCAGCCGCAGAGCCGCCGCTAGTGTATGCAGCATACAATTCAGGTGCCGTCGAGCCGGCACCCGCTACGGGCGCCTTTCTCAATAAGTTCATCACTTTCATTCTTACAAGAGGGGATTGTGTGATCGTGTTTGCTTGGGCTACATCTGTATAGGTTGGATATAAAAATTGAATTAGTTTTTGTATTTTGCCCAAGTTGTCATATGCTTCGCCATCATATGCGGCCGGAACTTTAAAATTAAGAGCGATGTTGCGTTGATTTTGTTTAAAAGTTTGAATAGGGTCTGCTCTACCGAAAACCTGCTCGGAAGTCCAATCAGAATTAAAACTTTCATTAAAAGATGTTATAAATGCTTTAAAATATACCTCTTTTCCCGAAGGAACATGATAGAAAGAGATGAAAGTCTCTAGTTGGTTTGCGTAGGCATCTGTTATTTTATAATAAGAACCACCGCTTTCCGCATAGATACCACCATCAAATTTTATATCGTCTGCCATTTTGTAATCCCTTTTTAATATCTATTGTTTGCTGTGACTGCTCTTTGTCGGTTGGTGTGTTTTTCCACATCTGGCGCAATCACTCGCGCGATTTCTGCACCATTGAGTACAACGGGTATCTCGATAACAGTTTTACCCCCACCGCCGGCGGCGACCGGCGCGGATCCCCCGGTTGCGGCGGCGCCAATGTTGTTATCAAGAACAGCGCGCTGCATTCGAGCCATCCCTCCAAATCCGCTTTTTCCATCTGTTCCTGCTAAATTCTCAATACCTTCAGTAAATGTATATGGAGATTGTTTCTTTTTGAAAAGGAGATTGCCAAGTGACTTAAAAGGGCTCAGCAATTTTCCGAGTCCCGCTACGAGGGCCGCGACGATACCAACAACGATCGCAATTTTGGCCCCCATAATAATCAAAGGAGCCAGAGCAGCCATAGTCCCAAGCGCCACCAACCCCAAGGCAACGGCGATGGCGCCTAGGCCGATTCTTAAGTAAGACAAAAATTCTTCATTCTTCGGATCTTGAATATACCCAAAAAATTTAGCTAACCCATCTATAAGAGGGGTGAGCGCGGGCGTAAGAGAGGCCACCAAAGATTGCCAAGAGTCACTTAATGTTTGAGTAGCTGCGGCGGCTTCTTTGAGCTTTATCATCTCATCTTGTGTTTTTTCGGTCGCGCCGGCGAGGCCATCCATATTGCCGCTCATCATCATTGCCAGGTCACCAACATCGTTTAATCCATCAATTGAGTCTACAAAGAACTTCCTTTGATAATAACTCATATCATTAAAACTTAAGCCAGTCTGTGTAATTGAATCGCGAATCATCTCAAAACGCTTGGCCGGATCGGTCTCAATCATTAGGTCCATCGCATTCACAAAATTGCCGCCCAAGGCCGCATTTAGTTTACCTGCTTGATCTGCTGCACCCTCAAAGGTGTCAAACTTGTCAGTGATGGCTAATACTTTCTCCATTTCCAAACCAGTAATTTTCTGTACTCTCGCTAAATCTTTGAATGCTTTATTGCCGGCACTACCAAGCTTAGCTAATTTGGGAGCCATTGAAGCATATTGGGAACTTAGTTGCGCCACTGGCACACCCATGTTGCGGGCCATTAACGCAAGATCTGCTTGATTCGCTTCTGCCTCTTCGGTGCTCATCCCCAAGGCTTTTGTGGACATCTGTATGTTCTTGGCATAATCACTATATGAAACGCCAAGTCTATTTAGGAGGGCGCCGGTTTGGGTTAAGGATTGCTGTTGGGCCGTCGAAGCAAACGTAAAATCGGTAAAGGTTCCATAAAGCGCTTGTGCCGATTCGGATGCTGCTGCAGCAGTCACACCATATAGCCGTGTTGCTAAATAAGCGTCTGTGGCAACTCTCGCGTAGTCTCTTATGGCCCCTGTAGCCTTCATAAATGCGGCTTCGGTTTGGTGTAACGCAAGGGCAAATTGGACCATTCTTCCAATCATCGCAGCGCCAAAGACGAGCGGAAGCGTACCTGGAACAACTTTATTTAACTTTAAGAAGGTCTGACGCATTTTCGTCACTTTGGTTATAAAGCTACCAAACGGTAATTGCCCAAGAACATCATCTAATTGTTTGGATTTTGCGGCTGCATCTTCAATGGCGGTGCTACTGTCTCTTAGTTCTTTATTAAGACGCAAAAGCTCACCTGCTTGCTTTCTATACATAGCAGTGGTTAATTGTCCTTGTTCGTACTCTTGTTTGAGCTGGTCCAGTTGTGTGTCATTTAGTTCTATCAGCGTGTTATTTAGTGCTATCTGTGCCTGTTGTTGATCTAAAGCAGTCGCGGCGTGCTTGATTTTTCGTTTCGCTTGCTCTATAGAAGCTTGCATTGTGGCGGCTTCGCGCTCGCGTTGGATGTTTAGGGCTGTTAGGTTCTCGGTGGTTTGGGTTTGGACGCCCAGGATGCCTTCGAGCGCTTCTCTGAGTTGAGTTATAAGATTTCGCAGTTGTTCTGGGGTGAATTCAGCCATATAAACTCCCTCTCTCTATAATCTAATTAGTTTTTACAAAAAAAGACAAGGGTTTATTATCCTTGTCTCTTCTTGGTCATCATATCAGGAGGGCGTTGCGGTTGATTATGTGGGGTCAGAGTTTGTGATCTGCTTCCGGCGCCCCTGTTTGCAGCCTCCATAGCTTGATTTTCGCTTTCTAATTGTTTAAGTAATCTTTCAACAAACCATCCTCTTAGTTTGATGGGCAAATTATAAGCTTCCGAAAACGACCATCCCCCCGAGTATTTCAAAAAGAAGAACATCTCATAGACGCCCTCCATGTAATCATCGGTCAGGCCAAAAAAACTCCGCTGTGAGCGGAACCTCCATATCTTGTACATGAGTGCATTCGCTACATTCAAATACTTGCGTAAGATCAACGTTCGGAGTAGCCATCTCAAAAACTGTTCGCAAATGACGAGAGTCGATTGAAGGCATATTATTAACAAAGTAATTTACAGCTTCTCTTGAGTCATCGCCGTTAACCGCTACAATCATACTATTAAGTTGTCTAGTGATGTTTTTTTCTTCGAGATTTCTTTTGCGAGAATCTGTAATGATTTTGATGATAGCTTTTTCGTCTTGTCCGGTGAACAATCTAAAAGTAACTGTCACGCCGCTTCTGGGTAGTGTTGTATTGTGTGTCCCATTTTCGTTATTAGTTACATGCAAAGTTTCGAGTCGCGGATCATCTCCGTAATACACATTTGCTTCATTTAAATCGAAATCGTACTCTTGTCTTTCTCCACAATTAGGACAATTAACCTGAACGACATATTCGCTACCATAACCAGAAACTCTGGTTGCGATAATGATGGCATTTCGGTCACCAATCAAGAGCGAATCAGAATCTATCGTTTTATCTACAATCAAATTTTGAATAAGGCGATCTAAGACGACGCCTTTTTTAATCAAAGCTCTTGAAGTTAATAAATCTTCATCTTTTGCTGTCATTTGACGAATTTCTATACTTGTTTCACCACAAAGAGGGTGACTCTCTGGGTAGTATTTTCCTTGGGAGGGGAGTTCTACAAACTCGGTGGGAGTGACAAATGAAAAGCCTCCCGTATTTGTGTCCTGCATAACAGCAGGTGAAGGGGCGTCCGCACTTTGTGCAGGACTCCCTACTCTATCTCTATTTCTCGACAATATACACCTCTATCGTTAGTTATGTGTCGGATTATTAAACTTTGAAGAACTCGGTACCTTGAGTTGTGCCTTCGCCAACAGCAACGGAGGGGTTGGCGGTTTCGCAAGTAGCCCAATCGTACTTCAAAGTAAGGGAAAGCTCAACCAATTCATCATCACCATACGCAAGACCATCGCCAAATTTCACATCTTGAACAAATGCGTTCATAAGTGTCCATTTGTCTCATCCATTACCCTCCGAATCGATTTGAGTTACAATCACAGAGCCCAACGCACTAGACGATTTAGCTTTGGAAATGGTGGTAAGCTTGGTGCTATCCGTAGGAACTTGATAACCAGAAGCTTGTAAGATATCAGCAAAGGTAGCTGTCATATCTGGCTCAACAGGGTCAACTAAAGTAACAGTCACTTCTGCCCAAGTAACTGAACCGGGGTAGTAATAAGTATGATTAAGATACTTGTGTTCTGCTGCATTGACGGCAAACGAAGGCTTCGCTGCTGTCTTGGCATACCACAGAAAGGAGCCCCCTTGTGAAGCATTAATACCTGTGAATTCCACAGTAAATCTAAATTTTCTTTTTGGATCTTTTAGTTCGGCACTTTCTCCGAAATTTGTTGACCAGAATGGCATTGTTGAATAACTCCTTAATCTATTTTAATTAGTGTGCGAGGAGAAAAACCCCCCGCACTTTTATTTAGTCGTCAAATGACGCTCCTGTTGACATAATCACGAAGTCAATCGCAATGTATTCGATGGCTCTAGCTGGTTTGATCATGATCTTGGCATACAAAATGTTCTGATCGACCAAATCGGGCGTAGTGGTAGAAGAATCAAGGATCAACTTATAGTCACTGAGACCGAACTTGGTCTTGACGTTAGCCAAGAAGGGATCAATTAGACCGATGAATCGGTTCCAAGTTGATTGAACGTTCTGCTCAAAGAGAATCTGGGTAGAGAGAATTGAAATCTGCTTCTTCAGGTAGATCACCAGTCGTCTGACGTTGATTCGATCAAGGGCAGATTGGCGCTCTTGAAGGGTCTTCTGACCGAACACTACAATCCCAGAAGATGGGAATGAAGCAATTGGGTTGATACTAGCTTCATATAGCGTGTCGCGATCCTTGGAGATTAGACGCTCGGTTATGTTGGTAACTGGGATACCAGCGGCACCTTCGCTCAAGCCGCCTCGGTTGAAGCCGGCTGGAGCAAACCAAACATCGGACTTGGCTTCGGAGCTTGCCAATACGCCCATCATAGCGACAGATGGCGGGATCCAGACAAGCTGGCCTGATGCTTCATCGCGGGTTTGAAC